TTGAGCCTCACCGCCCGTCAACCCTGCACGCAAATAGGCTTCCTGGCCTTCCCTAATGTACTCCTCGGTCAGGATTCGCACATCGGTTTCCAACAGGTCGTAATCTTTGCCAGTGGCACGCCACTGGGTGTTGATTTCGTCAATCGAAAGATTGCTGCCACGGGCGTTCTGGAAAGCTTCCCGTTTAGCCGGATCGAAACCCAACGCAGCCGAAACCGATTCGTCGCCACCCTTGGCGGCGTAGCGGGCCTCTTTTGTTGCCCGGTGCGGGACGTACCCCTGACGCATGGAAAAGGGAACCCCGGCAGCCTGCAACGTGTCGCCGGACTTTTTCAAAAAGTCGGCAACAGTCTTTGCCCTGGAACCAAGATCGCCAACAAACTGGCCCGACTCAATCATTTGAGTTATCAGCTTCGCATCTTCCGGTTCCAACTTTTTGAAAAACTTGGAAGCCTCATGCAAACTTTCGGAAGTCCACCTATTTGCATCACCACTCGCACGACCCAAGACTGCCAGCCCACGGGCGGCAGTCGGAGCATCAGGCGAACCCTTCAAAATAGCGGTACGCATCCGGTTCTCAAACTCTGTGTTGAAAATCTTGCGAGACTTTGTAGCCAGCCCCGTAGAAGCATTCCACGCCTTAATAGCGCCCTTTATGTTCTCCGATGCCTCGGCGGCACGGCCCGTAAGCGCAATGTTAGTCCTTGCCCCTCCGACACCAACAGTGTACTTAAAGTTGTCCTGCATCCCCATTTTGGCAAGATCGTCAGCAGTGTAACCGCCACGCTTCATACCTTTCCTGGTTAAAGCGCCACGACCATACTTGCCAACGTTACGGGTAACGTTTTTGATAGTTTCCTTGCCAACAGCTTTGACAACAGCATCGTCGCCCAGCTTCAAAGATGCCCTTTGCGCCAAAACTTTACGGGCAGCAGGCAACGCCGAGCGGGCGCCCTGGCGGGCAATTGCTTTAGCGCCGCCCCTGGCGGCGGCGTTAACAACCCCGGCAGTACCAAAAGTCGCATACATGGTGGGATCGGTAAAAAGATCGCCAGCAACACCGACAGGGAAACGCACCACACCCGGCAAACTGTCATCCCAGTCTATCCGGCCAAGGAAGCCGTCCGCCATGTCGCCGTCATTGATGTTGCCCCAATCAAACGAGGTATCTCGCTCGCCTGTGCGTTTACCTGTTTCGGGGTCCACTTCCCGCAAACCACGCATCTGGAAATAGTTGGCCCCAGCAATGTTCATACCGGCTTCGGCAATATCACCATACCACTTGTCGTCCAGCCCCCAGTCCTCAACTTTGCCTGCCACAAAGTCGCCAACCTCACCAGCGGTACCCTGATATATTTGGCGGCCTTGATCCAAGGCCTTAAGGGGAAGCATGGCTGCATCAAGAACAAAATTGCCAATCGATCCGAGCGGCGAAGACGCTTTGCCACCAGACGACGATGAAGCGGGAACAGGGGAGGTTCTGAGGCGCTCTATGCGCCTCTGACCGGCCTCCCGGTATCTTTCTAGCTCATCCGCCCCCATCGGCTCATACGGGCTTCTAGGGGCGTTAGAGCGGCTCCCGGGGGCACTGCTGGGCCGCCGACGGCTGGGAGTCGGCGCTTGCCGTCCCAAGTATGTTTGTTGAGCTAAAACCGGATCATAATTGTCACGTTTTTTAGCAATTTCCCTCAAATCGTCAAACAAAGCCATCTACTCAAGCCCCTCCACGGTAAACGGTGCCAAGATACTCGGACAACATTTTGTTGTACTGCTGCTCTTTTGACATAATTGTCGCCCCCTCCCGGGCAGCTTCAACGAACCGACGATAGTGCGCTTCGATTCTGTCGTTCGATTCTTTGTTCGCCTGGTTTGAACGCTTGGCAGCCGCCTGGTCCCGTGCAAAAGTGTTAGTATAATTTTTGTTTTTCACTGCCCCCGTGTTGCCAGCCCAACGGGCGGCCTCTGCGGAATCGACACGACGCTGCTCTGTTGTGCGCCCGCCGGGTTTGGGCGCACCAACAAACCATTCAGGAAGCGACCCCTGACGGGTCGGCTGGCTACTCGGTGCAGGCCTGCCCTCGGGGCTGGCCGCTTTACTTTTGGAAACGCCAGCATATTTTTCCATTAGCTGCTGGCGTTCCGAAGCCGCAACTCTTGCAGCCCACTCGCCTTTAGCATCATCATACTGATTTGCAGGGCTTTTATCCGTCGCCTGAAAATTCTGGCTATAAGGACGATACCCGTCTTCCAATACTTGCTCAATATTGAAAGCGTAGCGGGGAGCCACATAGTCGGCGTACCGTGCCACCACGGCATCACGTTCCTCTTGATGCCGTGCCTGCTTGTTGAACTCCTGAACATATTGGCTGGCACCGGTCCTGAAAGCACCCTCGTCAATATTGACTGGCGGCTCGTAACCTATGCTGGCAAGCTGCTCTTCCGTCAAATCAGCAAACTCGTCAACGTCCTCAAACTCACCGAGTGCCGCCTGTTGCGCTTTATACTCGGACACGGTTATGCTGGGAACAGGTTTGCCGTACTCCATTGTCATTATTCTGTCGCCAGTATCCATCTCCAACGGCATACTGTAATTCATCTCTTCGGCCATACCCAAAACCTGATTGACGGCATCATTGAAACCGACACCAGCCTGAGTTAACCTGAGAACCTCATTGTAGCCCTTATCGTTCTCATGCGCCCTCAAAATGTCAGAAGTGTAAGGAAGCCAGTTCGGATCGGGCTTCTCAATTTTGTCAGGCAAGCCAGGAATCAGCTCATCCACATACTGCCGACGCAGTCGTAGCTGTGCGGTAAGCTGTTTCTGAATTTCTTCCCGATGTTCTAAGGCGTCTTCGTCAAACTCAAAATCGCCCATCCCAAATTCGTTAGCTTGCAGTTCCCATAACTGCGGCTCCCCCCGCAGATATGAGTCTGTCATTGGATCTTCCCACTCGTCAGCCATTTTTCAAAAACTCCTTAAACTTGACCACGGGTAAGACCGGACTGGGCCAACGAATTAGCCAAAGTGGTCTCAGACTGCTGATGCGCTTTCGCACGGTCGGCGGCAATCCCATTAAGCAACGTGTCCCTGCGGGCAGTCATGCCGGACGACACGTCGCCCTGCAAACCGCCAACAAGCGCACCACGATCGGCAGCAGACGCATCATAGATCGTCGCTGCCCGGGAATTCCCCGTACGGGCGTTAGCGAACATTCGGTCCATGTAGCCGCCGCCAGGCTTCACGCCGCCCTTGACTCCCATATTGGAAAGCACACTACCAAAAGCACCGTCGGTGTTCCGACGCTGCTCCCCGAAATCTGCACGCATGGCTTGCAACCGTCGGTCCCCGGCATCAAACGCATTCCCGACAGCGTTTCGGGACTGCACCCCTCGCTGCGCCATCGCATCCGTGATGCCGCCAAGGCGAGACAAACCGCTTTCCGTGTTAGCGTTTATGTTTTGGACAAGCGGGTCGTAGATGGCGTCAACTTTTTCCGGCGTGTAAATACCACGCATCGCCTCGTCGTAGGCGTCTAAGGAAGCAAGCCTTTCCGCCCTTTTGCGTGCCGCTTCGGCACGGTCTTCGTCACGCCAGAGAGCGTCTCGCTCCCAATCTTGTTCCCTCCAATCAAATTCTTTTTCTCGCCAATCAAAATCTTGATCCCGCCAGAGAGCGTCTCGTTCCCAATCTTGCGCTCGCCAATCGGCTTCCCGTTCCCACTGCTCTTTTTCCCACTCACGGGTTGCGAGTTCCCACTCACGGTCCTCTTTCCGCCATTGGGCGGACAGGCCATTACCGCCACCGCCACCGCCACCGCCACGGTTGCGGTTTGGGTCGCCGGTTGGGAAGTCGAACATCCCAATGTCGATGCCTTGATCCACGTCGTCGTGCTTCGACGCCGCAAGAGCAGCCTGAATCGCTATTGCTTCTTCAACCCAGCCAGCGTCGTCTAATCCTCCACCGCCTTTGTCGTAGCCATCGATTGAAGAACCCACCATAGGTAATGTCGGCAACTGCCTGCGGGTCGTGGAGGGCTGCGGCCCCCTGTTATATGAATCGCTCATATTTTATCTCACATTCCGTTTAGAAGAATCAAACCCCGGGTCAACAAACTTCACCTTGTTTGGGTCGAATGTCTCAAAACCCGATGACGAGAGATTGGAGCCGCCAGACCAGAAACCACCAGTCCTCCCAGCCGCTGGACTCGCAGCGGAAGGGGCCGGACTCACAGCAGCAGGAGCTGGACCCGCAGCAGCAGAGGGTCCAGCAAACGAAGCTTCACTAGTAGCCCTGCTGGCCTGCATACGATCATACAAAGCCAAAAGCTCTTCCTCATATCTTACGTCATCAGCAGTCTGCCGTACATCCCACTGAGCATTCTGTGTCGCCTGGTCTTGAGCCAGCCGACGAAAATCTTTATTAGCAGCATTGACAGCAGTACGCTGACCCTTCTTACGCAAACCCGAATTCCAAATACCACGCCGGTTAAACGAATTGCCGACCTTTGGGAAACGACGCTCAAACGACTCCCCCATATCTTCCTTAGCCCGACGGAAACGTTCCTGACCAAGAAAGCGACCAAACTCGTTTGACTGGTCAGTTAACGCTTTCGTCCTAGCCAGCCCGCCACGGTCCCGCTCATAATTGTAAACCGGTGTACCGTATGCCATTAGAGGTCTCCCTTACGATTGCAGTATTTTTCAAAAACTTTCATCTCAAAGCCCCGATTTGATGATGAAGTTGACGCCAACAAAAGCTGGACGATTCAGGCCCGTACCGGCGACACCAGTAGAGTTTGTGTCGCCAGGATCAGTGGATCCGGTAGCGCCCGGCGTTGTCGAATTCGTAGTACCGGCACTAACGCTTTTGGTCTCAAGTCCCGTTTTGCTGTTTGTGTTACCGGGGTCCACTTCGCTTGTGTTGGCGGTGCTGGGTTCACCAGAAGTGCCCGTAAAGTTCGGCATGTTGAACGAGTGGGTGTGCGAGGCAGTCTGGTTCCCCACCAGATCGGTGCCGTTGACAACGTTGAGTGGGATGCCCAATGGTTTGTTCGTCCCGAAGCCGAGAGCACCACTCCCGTACATTGCAACAACAGGAGAGCCTGAGTGGTGAGTGTGGTTGGCTGATTGGGTGCCCGTGGATGCTGAACCGTGATTGTGGTTGATGGAGTGCTTGTGCTTATTCAACGTGTGGGAGTGTGACGGCATCGTGTGCTCATGATCGTCAACACCGTGCTTGTGTGTACCTGTCGTGTGAGTGTGAGCGGCAGACGTGTGAGTGTGGGAACCCATCTCATGTTCATGACTGACAACCACCGCATCATTAGAGCCGCCCGTAGTGCCCGCTGACGCACCAAACGGGAACCGGCTATTCAAATCAGGAACATTAAACGTAGTGGCCCCATCGCCAGCACCGTAAGAAGTACCGATAGCAGCAAACAAATTTGGGTACGCTGTACGGGAATATGCTGCACCGTCACAAAGCAGCCAAGCAGCAGACGGGGCAACATCAGAACCATACATTCCAATAAACCCGGCAGGCAAAGCGCCACCCAACTGGGCAACGTTCACAGCATCGTTGGCCGAAACACCGCCCAAAACATTTGTGATCTTATGCGACCCCATAGATACCTCACCGGTAAACGGCCGAGAGCCGTCACGGTGAACAGTGTCGCCATTAACAAAATCAACAACATCTGTAAAGTTGCGGTTGACTTCAGAAGCCACCGCAGGGGTAAGCGACGTAAACGTATTAGTAACCGATACTACAGCCATCGAAAATTCCTCTTTCTCAAAATCATAACTTTAACGCACCTGTTTCCGGCGGAACGGCACAGCAATACTATCAACCCACCAGCGACCAACATTGTCAGTCGATGAAAATTTGAACGAAACGGCATGAGCCGAACCTGCGGAAGGCGTACGCTGAAAAGCGTACGTTTCCTCTTTTAAACCAGACCACAAATCTTGATCCCAAATCATAGTATCCCAACGGGAACTAGCAGTCTCAGATGAAATGGGGAAAGTCACTTGACGTTTCGGGTCCAAGTCCTGCATGTCGTGAAAAACTTCAAGCTGAATTGTAGCTGAATGAGTAGCGGCAGCCGTCACACGGGGCCGCTTCCACCGTTTCTTGGTTGCAGTTTCGCCCTCAGCAATCCACGCCGTACGATAATGACCGTCAATACGGATAGAGGGATTGTCGCCAGAAGAATCAGTTTCGTAAGCCTGATCGTACCTGAAAATATCGTCGCTCCCCAAATCAAGAAACAACGGGTCGGCATCAGAGCCAATTTTTTTCCAAAAAATCATGTCGCTGACTTGCCGGTCGTACAAAGTAAAAGCTTTGGCCGACGGGGACCAGATAAACAAAAACCGTTCCCGCTCTACGGCGGAACCGGCCTCCAAAGAAAGCCATAGCCGACCGTCAGCCCACATCAGACGATGGATACCACCATGCTTAATTTTGCCAACATCAGACCAAAACTGGATAGGCTGCGACAGAACGGCAATGCCGCTGCCGTTATACGCCATCAAACGGCCATCAGTTGAAAACCAGTACAGAATACCGGAACTAGAGTCAGAAGCGCCACAAGAACAAGTGCCCGAAGAAACCGTTAACGGATTGAGCATGAAATTGTCTGGCTCATCACCAGACAAAACCCACACTTCACTCTTTTTGAAAATAAACAACTGATCCCTAAACGGATGGACCCCCGTAATGGGATCAATGGACCCCTTTGAATCACCAATATCAAAATAGTCGTCTTCCGACCAAGACTCAGGGAACTGGACATGGGAAAATCTTAAACGATTAGTGTAATGCGCCCCATCCTCAAACGTGTTTGCAACCCACATGTAGCCACGCCACTGGTTAACAAACATTGCTTTCGGCATATTGCTGCCGGACGGAACCACATGGTTCTCGTCCCAATCGTCACCCAACGCAACAAGATTCTGACCATCCCACTTATTCATCACAATATCAGAAGGATCAATCCCCCCGAAACGCCCATTGGCTATATAGGCAGTCCCGTTATGGTCCGCCATACGGGTTCGTGAAACGGACTCGGTTATAACAGCACCAGTATCGACAAGATCTGCTCCGTCCCAACGGAGCAGATCGCCGTCAGCGGAACACAACAAAACATAATCGTTGTCCTCTGCAAAACCAAGAAAATGTGCACCACTAAACCGTTCATCGGTTTCCTGATGACGGAAACCGCCACGCAACATGAAACCTTTCCTGATACCAAAATCGACGTTCAAGCAGTCAGGCGACTGGTTTGGCAACAAAGATTGCGTCTGGTCAGTCAGGTTTAGACCGCCATCAAAACTGTTCAGGTAGGAAACTTCCCGGCTCGGCACAGGCATGTTACTTCTCCACGTTTCTGCGCATCCACTTGGACTCTGACATGCCAGGGAAAAGACCAGACGACTTTACCGACGGTCCAGCAAAAATGTCTGAGCCTCTCAAAGCCCTGTCAATCTGATTCTGTACTGTTGCTTCGTAGTCACGCATGTACTGTTGGTATAGTTCCAGGTCTTCTTGACCTTGGTAGTATCGGGCCATCATAAAGAAAACGATGGCCGCATCAAACCCTCTGGGCAGCGGGGGTTCCGTCGTCCCGCTTTCCATGATGGGCCATAGGGGGAAAGAAGAGTACCCCGAAAAGGATAGTTGCGTGGCGGCGGCCGGGGTCGGCCACAGCCACACGACAGGACCGTCAACCATGTAATGGGTTGGGGAACCGGTAGTGGTGGTTTTGCGGGTCATCTGCCGGTACTCGTCCCGGGACATGGGCCACAGCACACTGTCGGGGATTGTTGCCGACACAATGTATTCCATTGTGTTCGGGGAGAACGTTTCGAACGCATAGTTTGAAATCCCGGGGACCGTTATGTGAGTAAAGGTTTCCCGACGGTGCGGCCATTGTCCAACACGGGATTCAATATCCTGACATGCTGACTGTGCATAAAATCCTAAAAGGCCGTCGGGGGCATCCACCTCGTCGGTTTGTGCCTGTGCCCGAACGACTTGCATCATTGCGTCAAAGTTCATTACACACCCCGCCAGGACGTGGCCGGAACGACGCCTTCTAAAAGTTCACCGAGCGAGCCAACAATTTCTTTGTCGGTGAATGCGTCTACCATTTCGCCATCGGCAAACACGGTGCCGTATGGTACGATGCCTTCCGGCAGGCTGCCGGAGTCTTTAGGGACCGCTACAACGCCGCTTTCTGCGACGTTGTTGTTGTTGGTTGCTGCCATCAGCGTTCCTCCGTGGGCTTACGTTTTGCGTTCGGCAAAAATCCGAATCCGTTAGATATTGTTCGACGCCGACCAGGCTCCGGCTCAGGCTCTGGCTCTGGTTCTGGTTCTGGTTCGGGTTCCGGCTCTGGTTCGGGTTCTGGTTCTGGTTCGGGTTCTGGTTCTGGTTCTACGAAGTTTGGGTCAAGGTTAAGCAAAGCTTCGTTGAAGCTGACGCCAGGTTCCTGTCGGGCCATAAATTCGTCTTGCGTTTCACCATTCATAAAAAGCTTTTTTGCAGGGTCGTAGTCTCTAACGCCACTCAACAACCCGTAATTACAAACATTGTCGTTGACTGAAAGCACAACTACATCCCCCAAAACCGTTCAAAAAGTTTTTCAAAAACACACCAAAGTCCGCCTCCCACTACAGGAGGCGGACTCGGCTAGTCAGCTCAAGCCGTGCGGCCTGCGAGCTTACCAAGGTAACGACGACCATCGGTCGTGAACGCACCGTACGACAGAACGAGACCATACTTGGCATCGACGTTGTACGGCTCCACGAAGCCACGGAAGTCCATCCACTTGCCGTCAAGGACGGTCAAGTTGATGTGCTTGCTGTTCAGGAAGTACCACTCGCCAGCAGGCGTGTAATCCGACCAAACCACAACACCCGACTTGTGCATCAGGTTATCGAAGCCAGCCTTACCAGTGTTAGCGTCAGTGAGACGCTGGTTCGCCTGAAGCAGCGACTCGTACTTCTCGTAAAGAAGTTGAGTTGTCACTTCAAAGTCACACTTATCTGAACCGTACGACACACTGTTGAAAGCGTGCGAAAGATCAGTGAGAGTGAGCGCACCCGCAGTATCTTCAACATATGACTCCCACCAGGAGCCAGTGATACCGGCATGGGCACCATCGCCAACGATTTCGGCCAAGCCAACCCAGTCCTTACCGGCAGACGACCATGCGTCAGCAGTACCGGCAGTCGTAGCGTTGAAAAGCTGGTCCTCAAACGTTTCGGCAGCAGTCATCTCAGCATTTTCCGTCTTAGCGGTAATGAGCTTGATGACAGCCTTGTCGCCAGAGTTTTTGGCCTCTTCGATACCCGACATTGGAATGTAGATAGCGGACTGCTTCCAGTCGTAAACAGCAGTGTCCATGACTTCATCGACCGCAGGGGTCAGTTGGTCGTAGCCACTGTAGTTTTGGAACGTGGTGTTCTTGGCACCCATCACCGGGATGACAGCGTTACGTCCGCCCTGTGCGTTGATCTTTGCCCGACGCTTAAGGAAGTCAAGGACTGCCGTGCGAGCAAAAATGTTGTCGGTGGCCTTACCGGAAGTAAAGTACCGCTCAAGTGTAGTTGAAACAATGTTATCAAAAGCCATTTTGGCCTCCTAAGAATTAGTTGGAACTTTTGAGCATTTCAAGCTCAAATAGTTCCCCGATTGTTGAAAAGTTGCCTGCATCTGACTCAACATCGTAGCCACCCCGAGGGGTGGCTGCAACCGCATCCTTACCTGCTTTGCGTTTGGCTCCAGAACGTGCAGCAGACAACTCTTTCGCTTTGGCCTTAGCCGCAGCGGAAGTTGCGTTACTGGCGTTCTGCTGCCGATTCCAAAGTATCTCGGCCGCCATAGGCAGCTTAACTCTGTGCTCGGTAGCAAAAGTCAAAACTTCTAACTCGTCGATGCCCTCAAACTGTTGTAAAGTTTGAGCAAGCTCTGCTTCGATACCTGAACGTAGTTCCCGTTCCTGCGTCGTGTTTTGAAACTGTTTTACAGCTTCAAGTTCCGACCGCAACATAGAATTCTGTTCATCCATCTTACGCATCACTAAGGCAACGTCGGGATCGTAGTCCTCATACGGGTCCTCTACTGGCTGCTGCGCCTGTTCCCCGCCCTGCAACTTGTAAGCTCTCGAAAAAGCTTCAATGGTTGCCTGTGGGTCACGTTGGAACGCTGCTTGCACATCGTACGCCCATTCTGCCGCAGATTTCATCTGCGACAACCCGGCCGTTTTCCGTGAGTAGTCTTCCCGCATCATTGCGCTTGCTGGCAAGTCTTTTAGCGGCCGCATAACGGTTTCGCCATTCACCTGCAATGGAACTTCGGTGTCACCGAATTGTTCCAAAATAGTTTGCCACTCTGCCGAGGACGGTTCCGTTGCATCGTCTACAGGTTCCCCTTCGGGATTGTCTGTTTCTTCTACATCGTTTTCATCGACTTCTGGCTCTGCCACTTGTGATTCAACGTCGGTCTCCTCCTGGGAGTTATCGACTTCGATTTCGGAGGGCGCTTCTTCCAAAGAGACCTCTTCGAACACATCATCCAAAGTAGTCATTTCACTGCTTTCTGGCAGGACTTTCGTTTATCTGCCGTTCTATAGTTTATGCTGCCCTACCTACTGGCAGGACTCGCAAATCTCCGGTGTGGAGAGATCGCACACCGCTTCTAGCGGTGTGTCGTCTTCAAAAGGGTCCACTTCTTCTTCTGGTTCCATGTTTACCCTTTCAAAATGGTGGCGCTGGCAGGAATCGAACCCACAACTTCTGCTTATGAAGCAGACATGATTACCTTTTCACTACAGCGCTCTGTTGAGCGAAGCTGGCGGTGCCAGCGACGTTACATGCCTGGCGGCATCCCTTGCGGAGCCATACCTGGCGGCATCTGTGCCGGAGGACCGTTCTCGGTCCCCGGCGGAATCTGATCCTGCGGCATTTCTTCCGGCACCGGATCAGGCAGCCCCGCACCCATAAACCGGGCCACGTCAGTCATCCCGTTCAAACGCATAACCTCAGAAACAAACTCTTGGTCATTCAAAAGACCAGAACCAATCAGCCCACCAAAAGCATCCATCATCTGCATAGCTTGCTGACGACGGAACGACTCGTTCATTGGCTGAGTAGACCCAGCCTCCACCTTAAACAAAAACTCGCCCTGGATAGCTTCACCAGAATAAGGAACCCAAGACTCGGCAGCCGAAGCAGACACAACACGGGCAACATCCGACTTTTCCAAAAACTGTTGAGACAGCTTAATCATCTGTTCCGCAATCTCAGACATCGCCCGCTCAACCTTAGCGAGCTTATCTGCCGAACGAGCATTAGAAGCATCCTGCAT